GTGGTTGTGGTGGCTGTATTGAAGTCGTACGTTACATAGTTCTGCAATATCCGGCTGATATTGAACACCCCTTTGTCCGTTGTTCCGTAAAAAATAGGTGCTTTTAGCTTTGCAATGGTATTGCCACCGCTATCTTTTACCACCGCCACAAACTTGAAGTTGCTCTGCGTGTAGTTTGTTGAACTTAAAACATAGGAAATATCGGAATAAACCGGGCAAATGTCGTTTGGCTCGGTTACAATTGTGATTGCCATAACTAAAATAGTACGTTATTGGGTAACCTCGGTAGTCACAAACACCTGAACTTGTCTGCCAATTACATCCCCAATGCTTCCGGCAATGGCTTCAATCGTCTGCGGTGTCAATACATCCTTGATGAAATCCCCACCTTTGTAGCCAAACCGCTTTATGGTGCCCTTTGCAGCAATCTTGTTGGCAATAGCTATGGCCATTGACCGCCTGCGTTCCAAAACCGATTGCTTGCTTTCACCTTTGCTTTTGCGAACTTGAATGCCCTTTCTTGTTATCCATTCCTCGATTGATGCAATCGGTGGCCGCTTACCACGTTTCCTGCCATCCTCAACCCATTGGTAATAATTTACCATCGTGATTGCCAGTGTCACCCCGTTGGCAGTTTCTACATAGTTGGTGGGGTCAATATTTTGCAGCAGGCTTTTGGATGCGGTCAGTTTTTTTGCCCGGATGTCTTTTTCAAGTTCTTTGATTATTGCGGTGGCTGTATTTGCCAAGGCTTCACCCAATACGGAGCCACCCATTACTGCATCGGCTTCGGATTGACTTATTCCCAGCCTATCCAATATTCCGCTGTTTATTGCATCCAATTGCGCTTTTGTTATGCTCATAATTGGAATAGTACAATTTAGCTCCGGGTGGGGGATTTGCACCCCCATCCTCCACCTTTGAATAACAGCATTGAGCCTGCTGGCTGCTACCCGTTAGTCGACATGGAAATCTTACTATTATGACCAACCCGGCATTTATATCATTTCTTGCAACAATGCGATTTTGTACACCATACTATCCTTTGAACTTTTTGCGCTTTGGGCGGCTTGGTTTAACCTTTCGGCCCTCGCCCGTTGCTTCTCGTTGTGAAAGCTGACTGCATTCAGAAACTCGATGAGGCTCATGTTTAGAAAATAATCCCATTTTGTTCTGTCTTGTTTTGCTATTCCATCAATCGTTCTTAACCATGCAATGGCTGGCCGTTCTTTTCGTCTGCCATCTTCCTCAGGTTCTCCACTTCCTGCTTTAAATATGCTTGGGTAGTTTCGAGTAACTCCGGCAAGCATAGAGAAAAAAAAAGCGTGTAAGCGTATGCAAATGAAATCGGCATCTTATCCCGGAACTGCGCTGCAATCTTTTCAAATTCGGTTGGCTTTACTTCCATGCGCTTGGGTGGAAAGATGCGGTAAGGAACACACAGCGAAGCCATTATTAGGTGCAGGTTGTGAACCCATTTATCCTTTTCTGCAAACAAGTCCTGCACGGTGATGAATTGGTGCGCCTGCAAATCGTGCTGGTTAGCAGCAAACTTATAGAGCGTGTTTCCAATCCTGAAGCCACCCAAGTTCTTTGCGGTGGGTAGTTCTGCCATAAATGCCAGCTTGCTTATTGCAGCCGTGATGTCAGCAATCCGCATCTCCTCAATCTCCTCAACCTTTTTGCCGGATAGAATTGCCAGCGTTTTGATTTGATTGTCAAACGATGGCTCGGTCAGCAGTTGCAGTTCTTGGAATTGCCCAATGGTTATTTGGCTCCAGTTCTTCGGTAGTTTCATTTTACAAATTTAAACCATAACCAACAAATACCAAATCTAATAATTTCCCAAAGTATAAGTGTTTTTATTATCATAGCAATACAAATATTCCTTTTTTGTTTTTGATGGAACAATGCCGGGCAAGGGCAAGCGCAACCACCGCATCATCGTGCAGCCCGGATGGTGCAGAATACTTCATCCCCGTTTGGCTGTGTTCAAATTCAAAGTTCCGCATCTCGTCTGCGATTATCCCTTCAGGGAAACCAATCGCCCCGGCATGGACATCGGCTGTCAGTTGCTCCATCAATTGCTGTTTGCTTACGGATGTGAACTTCACCCCTAAAATCTTAGGGCATTGCCGTTGGATATTCTCCACAATCGGGTCACCTACACCAGTGCTGTCCACTGCTGCCGGGCTGCTGCCAACCGTTTTGATAATGCGCTGCTCCGTTTGCGCCCAATCCATTTGGAAGCGGTCAAAGTGCGCTACCCGATATTCCGCATCCAATCCGATAATTACACTCCAATCAGTATATTTTGCAAGGTCGATGCCGTACCACTCCACTGGCTTGGTGGACAATGGCGCAATGCACTGGTTGATAAACGACAAACCAAATGGGTTGCTGCCATCCTCGGTAGGTTCGGCCAAATACAGCTCCGAAAATATGTGCGGTGGCAAGTCACGTTTGGCCTGCTCCACTTCCTCAAAGGCCAAGATGCCAGCGTTCACACCATCGTAGGCCGTAATCTTGTGGAACTCGTAATCAGGCTCACCCATCCGGGCACGTTCTGCCATCTTGTAACCCCAGTTCTTTTTGCCTTTTACGTTGCCAATTAGCTTGCATTTGCCTTGTGTCTTGGTCAAGGTGGAACGTAGCGCAAACCAAGCATCCTCACGGGCTCGTGTGAACTCATCAAACACCGCAGCATAGACATCATCACCATATAGGTTATCCGGCTTTTCTGCGGACTTAAATTGTATGACACCGCCCATTGGGGTAATCAGTCGCAGTTCGCTTTCGTTGACCTTGAAGAAACTTTTATCAGTGACTTGGGTGCGCATACGCCTGAATGCAATCTTTGCCTGCCCGTACACCGGGGCCACCCACCAAACGCTTTGATTTTCTTTGAGTGCCAGTGCCTGCTCAAATAGCCAAATGATATGGCTGGCTGTTTTACCTACCTTGGTGGCCGCTGCCGTAATTGTATAACGTGCCGGACTATCCAAAATCCTGCGTTGGTAATCAGTTACGAATGGCCGGGTGTAGGTTATTTGCATAGCTGTTTGTAAAAGGCTAACCGCTTTTGGTTGATGGTCGGCAAATCGTGGATTTTGTTGGTTTGCTTCCGGTTATTGTTGCCCACCATTTTGAGGTCGGCAAGTTCGTACATTTGGCGCATGGCAGCGAACCACGCTTCCGGGGTGTTCTGCGTGAACTTTACACCGGGGTTGGTAGAAAGATATGGAGCCACTTCCGATGCGATAACTGGTAGGCCGTATGCAGCCGCTTCGATTATTTTCAGTTCGGATTTGCAGTTGTTCCATTTGTTATCTTCCAATGGTGCCAGTGCGATGTCAAACAAGCGGTAGAAATTGCCGTACTCGTTTACGTTTTGGCTCGGTGCAATCACCACTTGCGGCCGTAATCTTTCGCTGCACCCGTTGAACTTGTATAGGATGCTTTCCCACATGCTGCCCGGTTGATATCCGCACAGCACAAATCGCACCTTGTCCCCGTAGTAATCGCACATTTTGGCAATCGCATCGGAAATCAGCATAATGTCGTTGCTGTGGGTAATGCCACCCACCCAGCCAAATGTAATTACATCACGCTGCTGTGGTTCCGCCAGCCATTGTTCATCGGTCAGGTCAAGGGCATTGGGGAGAACTTGCACATTTTGATTGTACTGCCGGATTTCGTTGGCTAAAAAATCGGTGGTTGTGGTCACACCATCGGCATAACGGATGGCATCAATGATGCGCTGCTTGATTTTGTTGCTCCGGTAGTATTTGTAAATCGGGTGGAACTTTGGAAGCACCCAGTAATCGTCAATATCCACGATGTAGGGGATTTCATGCTTGGCAAGGTAGTGCAGAATTTCATAGTGCAGTTCCCCCAAATCCCGGTTGAACAAAACAAGGTCGTATTGCTTAAGTTCGGGAATACCTGATTTAACGAACTCCTGCGATACATTCACCTCTATTTCTTCTGCATGGTCTATTTGCAGCCGTTTTAAGGGAGTATAAAGGCGGTGGTATTCAACACCACCCATACCTTGCCAAAGTGCCAGCACCTTCATAGCTTTATTTCCTTTATCTGCTGAAACAATTCCCGGATTTGAGGGTAATTGATTTTAAGATAGGCTGTGTCCAGCAGTGTCATTTTTTTATGTCGGCTGCGATACCTTTTGTTGCGCTTGGTGTAGTGTCTCATTTGTCGCCTAAATCTAAAGTAATTTTTATTTCGCCCTGCACCGTTTGGTTTACATCGGCTGTTTCTTTCGGTTTGCCAAAAACACGGGAAAGCAGCGTTTCAATGGAGTACAAGCTACCTTTCTCCAACGACTTCCGCATAGCATTGGCAATGGTCTTTTCAAGGATGGTGGCCTTGGGGTCTTGCCATACGTCTTTCAGCTCATCCAGTGTCATTGATAGCATCGCCTGCACGGTGTCGTTTACCTCGCTTACTTTGTAGCCGTTTTCTTTCAGGAGTGTGACAAACTTTTTGGGTCTGCCATTGGGGTTTGCCACCTCGCCTTTTTTGAATGGTTTTAAATTTTGTTCGTTTGCCATGTTCACTATTTATTCACTATTTTATACTTCTTTGCCACAAGTCGGGCAGCTATCACGTTCCGGCTTTTCCTTCTCATCTTCGGTTGGTATTTTCATCCCCCAATGTTCGAGCAAGTCAGCATCCCATTCGTTAGCAAGTTCGTCATAATTCCATTCACCGAAAGAAAGATTGTCTTTGATTAGAAATTCGTCACGCTGTTGGGCTGTCCATTTGTCTGCAAGGATAATGGGTACTTCTTTGGCTCCAATATCCGATAAGGCTTTCAGGCGCATATTGCCACCCAATGCCACATATTTGCCATGCTCATCTGTGAAGCAAACAATGGGCCGGGCTTCCAACATTTCGGGAAACTCGATAATGCTCCGCTTCAACTTGGCGAAATCTTCATCCCGGATAACCCTTGGATTATTTGGGTTTGCTTTTACTTCGCTTAGTTTTACCCACTGCATATTTTTTGATTATTACTTCGATTGAAAATTCACCGTTGCTATGTTCTTCCGGCTTGTCATGGTTGGTGGCCGTGTCGATTACCTCTATGTCCCAATTCTCTTTGATACCCGTTTGCAGCAATATACCCTCAACTGAAAAAGTGTGTGGCGGTTCGCAGGAATACGGCAGGTAGAAATATCGGTGGTCAAGGTTCCATCGGCTTGGTAGCGTCTTTTTGCGCTCGTACAAGTCACGATGTGGAATGCTGATAATGATGTGCCCCCCCGGTTTGCAAATGCGGTGCCAATTTTGAATGGCGGTCACCGGGTTATCCAAATGCTCCAACACATGGGAAGCGTAAACGTAGTCAAATGTATTGTCAGCGTATTTGTCCATCGTGGTTGCATCGCAGTCGTCTTTGTCATGGTGGATGCAATCGGTCAGGCTAATTGTGTCCACTCCATCGTGGGTGTCTATTCTGCCGCAGCCGATGTCAATGCCTTGCCCTTTGATATAAAGGTCGTAAAATCCGGATGCCAATCTGCGTTGGTGTGCTTTTCTTGTTTCAGCCATTTTTGAGTAATTGTATAAGGTTTAATACAGTCCACGCTCCGTAGCCGTTTGCCCCGGTTGGAATTACATTGTGAGCACTTGGGCATATTTCTAAAATGCGGTGGTGCTTCATTTGCTCTGCGATTGCGTAAGCCATTGATTGGTTGCCAATAAAAAGGTTTGAACTGGCAATCACTTGCGCCAGCTCGTAAAAATCCTGCACCGGGTGGTATTTAATATCCGGCAGTTTTGCGCTGATGATTTTAAATTCCTGCGGCAACCCTACAAAGGTAATGCGGTCTTGGTATGGTTTCAGGATGCTGTAATCAAAAGTGGGGTTGTGATACCGGGAAGTGCGGTTCAGCACAATGTCAAATTCAGCGGTGGATTTTTTAAGGTTGAAATCAATCGGCCGTGAAAGGTCGCACGTCAGTTCCGGGTAAACGTGAAAATACCACTGGCTGATATGCCCGGTGTAGTTATGGATTTTACGGAATAGGTCAAAGTTGTAGTCGCATTTTGCGGCTTCATCCGTGATTTCTACTTTGCCGATGAATTTAGTTGACAGCAGCAAGGGTGTGAGCATTTCTGCGATGGTTTGGTTCATCTGCACATTACCCAAAGGATGGTTCATTCCGGCATACTGACCAGCTACATTGATGCGAAGATACAAATGCACCGGGTTATTGTGGATTTCTGCTGCCTTGCGCATGGCTGGCAGGCTGTATATCAAGTCGCCTGCGTTCCCGGAGTGTATGATTTTAACCATTTGCTTCATTGTAGAGTGACTTTATTGCATCAACCATGCAGGAACGGCAGGCCGGAATATGTCGGCCATGCTTGCGCTTGTATATTTCATTGACCTTGCCATACAAATCCGGTGGGATTGACAGCGTTCCGGTGCGGTTCACTTGGTCAACGTGCGCTTTTAATTGCAGGCAGATGGCTTTGTCTTGTTCGGTCATAGGTAGCGGTCAATAAATGCCCCACATACTGCGGTCATGGCTGCATAGGCCACACCCCATATTCCAAACTCATAAATCCAAACAGCGCAACCCATCCACCAAGACAAGCAGAAACCGCACTCCCAAGGTTTGACTGCATCCCGGTTGCGGCTGTCCACTTTCAGTATAAAACTAACAATCGGTGGGTAAACGTACCGGCTCATGATTACGCATAAGCAGGCCAGTGCTATAATGTTAGTCGATAATGGCATTGTAATTATCATTTAGTTGTTTTTTTATTTCGTTGATTATCTGCTGAATTTCCCGGTAATTGATTTTTGTCATCTTTGCCATTGCGGCCATTGAGATATGCTGCTGATAGAGTTCCCAAAGTCGTACCACATACCACTCGGCCCGGTCAAATTTGACTGCCACGCTTTGAAAGTTAATGGTGTCGAATAAACTATACATGACCTCTTTGTCGGGTCTGCTTTCATCAGGTATTGTATCAACATTATCGGGTAGGGTTTCGGATATGCGTAGGTTGTTTTTAAAAAACTGGGTTCTGGTGTTGCCGTGTATCATGTTGACAAAGGAGCGTATGGCATACCACTTGATATTATATTTGGTTGTCAGTTCCTCAAGTTTGTGGTCAGGCAGCTGGCAAAGATACAACATAAATTCCTGCACCATCTCCGGGCTGTGTTTGCCGCCAATATTTTTGGCCACTTGATTAATCCAGTCGCTTGTTGCAATTTCCGTCAATATCTTATCTCGAGCTGACAATATCTTGCAGAAATTCCTTGTATTCCTTTTTGTCACCCAACTTAATATGGCATTCCCGGCAAAGCGCAATCAGGTTGTCAATGGTGTCAACCTTTTTGGTGCCACCCATGCCCCGTGCTTCGATGTGGTGAATGTCCACCGCCTGCGTATGGCACACTTCACACGCAATGAAATCGGCCACATCGTAACCCATGCCTTTCAAATATGCTTTCGTGTGCGCTTTGATGCACAAAGTTTATTCGTAAATGTTCTATTTGGTGTGAATGTGGATAACTTCAATAAAAATATTTTACTTAAATTGTTGCAGATATAATTTTTTATACTATGTTTGCGACATGGAAAACACAATATTTGACCAAGGCTACCACGCTTGTAAGCGTTATCAGTGGCAGCAGCACGATGGAACTAACCCATACCCATTGCGCAGCGAGGAGTTCAACCAATGGGAAAAGGGATGGTCATGGTACCTTGAATGCAAAATCCGCTGGCAGGAAGATGAAGCCATTGATTTGCGTGACATGGCTGATAGAACCGATTATTCTAACGACTAATTTGGATATTTGAAAATTATTTTTTAAGTTTGCATATCGGAACAATAGGATTAGACCCCCTACCGGAATTACAAAGGCAAAATGAATAACCCCCAAAACAACACCCATACGAGTAAAAGGTCGGCTTCCTTTGTGCCGGGTCTAACCTTTGAAAGTGTGGGTGTTTTTTTTATGGAAAAAATAAACCTCTACAAACCAACCAAATTACCAGTCGCTGAATGCGATTACCAAATTGAAGATTTTGAAATTCGTCAGGAGTACGAAGATTATCGCTGCCAACGTGGTGAAATTACCGATGCTCAACGTGACTTTTTAAAAGATGAACACAAAATGAAAGTCATTTATTACCAGCAGTGCAAAAAATTAACATTGAAGCCATGAGCAAAGACCCTGCATTCCTATTCTACTCATCCGATTTTTTAACCGGAACCGCTTTAATGAGTGATGAACAAATCGGTAAATACATTAAGTTGCTTTGCTACCAGCATCAAATGGGGCATTTGTCGGAACGTGATATGTTGAAGATATGTAAAACATATGATGAAGATATTTTCAGCAAATTTGAAAAGGATGAAAACGGATTGTATTTCAATGCCCGTTTGCATCAGGAAGTTGAAAAACGGAAAGCATACAGCGAAAGCCGTAGGCAGAATAGAACAAAAAAAGATATGAATAACATATCTAATTCATATGTCCCACATATGGAAAATGAAAATGTAAATAGAAATGTAATTAAGAATAAAGTACCAACGCTTCAAGAATTTATTGCTTATGCCAATCTTTCACCTGATTACGAATTTACCCTTACCGCCAAATACGAGCAATGGAAATCCGATGGATGGATGGATGGCAACGGAAAGAAAATTAAGAATTGGAAAACCAAACTTAAAAGCACCATTCCATACCTTCGCCCCTTCAAACAAGAGCAACCCCAAAAAATAAACTATCTCAATGACTGAACAAACTATTATAGGAACATGGCTGCAAGGTAAACAGCTACAACATACAGCCACAACAAGGGCAGAATGGTTTATTGATAACGACCTAAAAGCACTTTGCCTAATTATCCAATCCATGTACGTTGAAAACGAATACATTGACAATATGGCTGTGCTGCGAAAAAACAAAAAATTGGCTGTGGCAATCGCAACTTGCAATCAGTTTGCAGTGTTTGAAGATTTAACCCGGCACGTGCAATATCTGCATCAGGAATTTGTACGCAGGACAATGATTGACTGCATGGTAAATCAAGTTAAATTCATGCAGGATGGTGGCGATATCATGGACACCATCAGCACCACCCAAAAAATGATTGATGAATTGCAGCTCGTTGAAAGCGGCAAAGCGGTTGAATTGTTACCACTACTCGGTGAGCGTTTGGACAGCTTAGAAAAACGCAGCAAGGCCGAAATAAAGACAATCGGCCACCCAACTGGCTACACCTTTTTGGATAAATATATTGGCGGATTTGTTCCGGGTGAAAATGTGGTTGTCGCTGGCAGGCCCGGTATGGGAAAAACAGCATTTGCAGTCAGTATCGGAATAGCCCATGCAAAACGTGGTGGCCGGGTTGTAATGTTCAGCATGGAAATGTCTAAGGAACAACTTGCAGACCGCATACTTTCTTCACTTGGAAACGTTGATAACCTAAAAGTGCGCAATGCCGATGTCAGCGACTACGAACTTGAACGCATGGCAGATGGATTGATGGAGTTAAAAATCAATTTTACTATCGAAGACAGCACCACATTGAACATTGACCAAATCAAAATGCGCCTTAAGACAATGAAAAACAAACCAACGCTGGTAATCATTGACTATATGCAATTGATAAAGGCAACTGGGGGCAAAAATCGTGAGCAGGAGATTGCATATATCAGCAGACAATGCAAGTTGATGGCAAAGGAATGCAATTGCACGGTGATGCCATTATCGCAACTTAACCGGGGAACTGAGGAAGGTAATAGCAGGCCGAAGTTATCAAACCTTCGTGAAAGCGGAGCCATTGAGCAGGATGCAGACACCGTTCTTTTCCCGTACCGCCCGGAGTATTACGAAGCCCAAAAGAATGGTGGAAACACCAACCCCATTGAAGATGCGGAGTTAATTATCGGCAAGTGCAGAAATGGAATGACCGGAACGCTGAAATGCCAATTCAAAGGAAATACCGTTGAATATCTTTTCTAATATAATAAATTAAACTATATTTGCACCATGCGACACGGCAGTTTATTTTCAGGCATAGGCGGTTTTGACCTTGCATCCGAATGGATGGGATGGGAAAATGTATTTCATTGCGAATGGATGGAGTTTCCACGAAAGGTATTGGAATACTACTGGCCGCAAGCCGACAGCCACATTGACATTTGTAAAACTGATTTCAAAAAATATGCAAACACAATTGATATTCTCACCGGGGGATTTCCCTGCCAACCATTCTCCCTTGCAGGAAAGCGAAAAGGGACAGATGATGAACGCTACTTGTGGGGCGAAATGCTACGAGCAATACAAGAGATTAAACCCACATGGGTCATCGCAGAAAATGTCTTTGGTATCACGAATATTGATGGCGGACTGGTTTTCGAGCAGGTGTGCCTTGACTTGGAAGCTGAAGGGTACGAAGTTCAACCGTTTGTTATTCCAGCTGCGGCCAAAAACGCACCACATCGGAGAGATAGGTGTTGGTTCATTGCTCAAAACACCAACCAAAATGGATGGAGAAGTCACCAGCGGAAAGAAAAACCCAACATCGGGAAATTCGGGAACACTTGCGCAGGAAATAATGAGCGGTTATGTTTACCAAAGGGGAATGCTACCGACACCAAATGCATTCGATTGGAACACAGCAAGGAAGCCGGAAACATTCGAGAAGGCAAAACAAAAACACAAAGAGAAAGGAGTAAATTTACAAAACCCTTTGAAACAAATGGCATCAATGGGAATGCTACCAACACCGATGGCAACGGACAGCCCGGAAAAAAACACAGGAACCAGGAAACAGGGCAGCATTGCAAAAATAGCCAAAGAAATGACTGGCACAACTTCCCAACTCAATCCCCGATTTGTAGCGGAGATGATGGGCTTCCCACCGAACTGGACGGAATTACCTTTTCTAAGTGGAGAAACGAAAGCATAAAGGGCTATGGCAACGCAATCGTGCCACAAATAGCATATCAACTTTTTAAAATAATAGAACATGAGAGTAAAAATCAAACCACCTAAAAAGAACAACATCAGGACATCATTCCGCATGTCGGAAATTGACACGCTGAAAGAAACAATCAAGCACCAAGCGGTGCGAATTGCCGAACTTGAAAGGATGCTGAAACTTGATAACATGAATGCCAGCAACGAGTATGCAAAAGCGGCTCACCTTGCAATCAAATCGGTTTTCCCATACTATCAGGCGGAATATGTAAAGCTGCACACTCGGAAGCGTGAAATAGTGGAACTGCGACAAATCTTCCTTTGGCTGCTGCGAAACAAAACCACGATGCCATTAAAGGCTATTGGCAGAATGTGTGGCAACCGGCACCATACAACGGTGATGCACAGCACCCGGCTGGTCAATGACCTTGCAGATACCAACAAAAAGTACCGGGAAGATTTGGACAAAATCAAACTGGCATTTGAAAACTTTGTAATCTAAAAATCAAATGGAAAAATTCAAGAATGATTTAAATCAGGGCGAAATGGGCGAAAGAGTTATTGCCAATTATTTTTTGCTAAGGCGAGCAATCAAAAAAATAGAATTTATGGGGAAGGGTAAAGAATGGGATTTCATCTGCCAAGATGTTAATGGCAAAATAATCACATTTGAAGTTAAGACCGACCGCTACGAATTTAAAAAAGGTATTACCACTGGCAATATGTTTATTGAAATTTCATGCAATCAAAAACCAAGCGGCATTAATGCTTCAAAAGCAGATTATTTTGTCTACTATTATCCGGATTTGGAAGTATTTTATTTGATGCCATTGCCTGAATTTCGCCTTTTTCTATTGAAAGAAAAAATTAATATCGCAGAATTATGTGGAGATGGTGAAAGAACCGAAGGTTATATTTTGAATAGAAATTTATGCAAAAAATATTATTCTACATTCAGTATAAAAAAAGATACTGATATTTGGAAATAAGATTTAATTAATTATATTTGAAGCATGAAACTCATCAATCCATTTCAACCCCACGTTGCCCGGCTGCCCGATGGTGGCTTTGCAATCCGGGAGTGGCGCAACTTTCGCTGGCAGTTTCTTACCGAATTTGGAACATATACGGATTGCGTGGACAATCTGCTAATTTTTAAGTACCACAACGAAGCCAAAATACACTTGGATATACTGACCTACAAACGCAAACAATTAAACAAAGCAAAAGCAATATGATAGTAATTGACATCTGCCTCTCCGACATCCCAAAGGATGCAATCAGCGAGGGCAAAAACGGAAAAAAGTACCTGAAATTGGTGCTAAATGAACGCAAAAGCGAGGGCAAATATGGCGAAACTCACACCTTGCAGCTAAGCCAAAGCAAAGAACAGCGAGAAGCGAAAGCATCCCCGGTGTATGTTGGCAGTGGCAAGGCTTACAAATTTGAGAAAAAAGTCAGTGCAGCACTAACCAAAAGCGGCATCCCTGATGTGGTTAAAGATGAGTATGCGAACTCAATGCACAACGAACAAGACGATTTGCCTTTCTAATGCAGAACCAAATATTAAAAGCCTGCGATGAAATCTGCACGTTGCTCGTTCAAAAGAATGTCAAATATGGAAACTCCGCACTGGAACCGGTGCGAGTTTTCAGTAAGGCATCCACAACCGAGCAGTTGTTGGTAAGGATTGATGATAAATTGAGCCGGATTAAAACAACCGGGCTGGAAGCACCTGATGAAGATACGCTGAATGACCTAATCGGATATCTTATCCTGCTGAAAATCGCAACGAAAAAAGAAATTAACCCTGATTACAAGCACAAGTTATGACACACGAGGAAAAACGAAAACACTTTATTGCAAATAGCCGTAAAGGGATGAAGATGCAAGTGGTGAATGCCTGCAAAGGAATGGCCAGCTATGCCACCGTGATTAAATCCTTGAACAAAGAAAGCACCTACAAAAGCAAAAAGGAGCAGCAAGTTATTGATGTGGCCTTTGCGTTGCTATGACAACGGAAGAACGTGGATTTAAAACGGTTGTCTATTGGCAGGAACAAATGCTCTCCTTTGAGCCAGTGCCGGATATTGCAGTGGATAAGATTATCAAAAAATACACGAAGCAAGGTTACAAGGCGCAACTGCTGACCGATGACCTGATAAAAAAAATATCACAAAAACTTTGTTAATATAAAAAACTATACTATATTTGCAACATGGAAACCAAGATAAAAGTAACACACACCGGCAGCCACTCTGCTAATTTTGAACACGATGATGTCATTTACCGCATTGACTGGGAAGATGACAGCGACACCGTTTATTTATTTCAGCAATGGAGCCCGACAACCGAAGGCTTAAAAGTCCTAAGCATCCCTGCTGAAATTTTGCCGACACTTGTAGGAATTTTTAACACAATCGAGGAGAGCAAAAAATGAACGAAATTCTAACCGCACCTATTCTGCCATCGGAAATCGAATGGCGAGTGCAATCGCAGACAAGCACGGGCAAGTTAATTGTCGTGCCGTACATTAATAACCGTTGTGTTATGCAACGCTTTGATGCAGCCTTTGGAGCAGCTAATTGGACAAGTGAGTTCCGGGAGATAACCAACGGCTTCATTTGCCGCTTATCAGTCACCATTGACAAGCGCACAATCTACCGGGAAGATGGTGCCAGCAAGACCAATATCGAACCTGAAAAGGGTGGCATCAGTGATGCAATGAAACGGGCTGCCGTTCAGTTCGGTTTGGGCCGATGCCTTTATGACTACCCCAAAGTAATGGTTGAATGCGAAGGCAAGTTTATTCCTGATTGGGCACACGACAAGCTCGGCAAACTGGTGGAGTGGGTAAACGCTGGTAATTACAAAGAAGTAATAATTTTAAAGCCATAATGGACATTGTAAAAGTTTTATTTGATGTTGAGGAAGGCAACGCATCCGCTTTGGATGCGTTCTGCCACCTCTCACGCTTGGAGAAGCAAATAAAAGCAGCCAAAGAACAAATACAGCAGCAGGCAATTAACGAAGCGCAAAAGCACGGAAAAACGTTTCAGCACATGGGGTTTGAAATCCAATGCCGGGCCGGTGCCGGGCGGTGGAAATTTGACCACCTTGACGAATGGGCAGAACTCAAACAAAAAATGCTGCAAGTTGAGCACCTTGCAAAGTGGTCGTATCAAAGTGAGCAGAAAAACATCATGCCCGTAACCGATGGCGGTGAGATTGTAAAGCCTGCGGAGTACATTGCAGGAAGTGAAACCATTGCATTGAAGGAGATTAGCCATGCTGACTAAACGTGAAACACCCAAATCCGTTGAGAACTGGCAGCAACCCGTTGAGCCGGAAGTTATCGAGGCACAGCCATACGATTACAGCCAAATGGCAGACGATATGCCAAGCGTTGATGATTGGTTCCGCATCCGGGTTTGGCAGGATGAGTTGAATGGGGTTGCGTTAACCGGATAATCACATCAAAATGTGGATTACCGATAAAAAACAACCGTATCTTTTTGGAATAATGTTAAAACCACAGCATAATGTGATTGCGGATAACGTTTTGGGATTAGCAGCAACAATGATGGATTACACAAATCCTTATGCAGATTTACCTGAAATGAAATATTCAGGTTTAAAACCAAATCGTAAAAGTCCAATGACTAATAAGCAGAAAAAAGCAAGGGCTGCGTCTAAACGTGCAAAACAAGCTCGTAAACGTGGTCGTTAGGCTTGCGGCTAACAGTCGTGCAGGCGCAGTTATTTCACACAATCAACACTTAATTGCGCTTGCACTTTGTTATCCGATGCCTTAAATATCATAGGAATTTCACTTTATTTATTGCCGTGCCTATTGGCTTTGATTGACTTTTTGACACATTTTTCAAATAGGGGATGATTTCATCCCCTTTTTTTGTACTATTCAAATAAGATGCCCAAACAAATAACTCGTGTATCTCGCAACGTGCATGCTGTATATTGCGAAAAAGAAATCAAATTATTGCTGCTTTCCGATTTGCACTGGGATAACCCAAAGTGCGACCGGGTGCTGCTGAAAAACCACCTCGATGAAGCCGTAAAACGTGATGCAAAAATCATCCTAAACGGGGACACCTTCTGCATGATGCAGGGAAAGTACGACCCAAGGCGAAGCAAGAAAGACATCCTGCCGGAGCATAACAAAGCAAACTACATCGATGCGGTTATTCAAGATGCGGTGAACTGGTTTGCCCCGTACAAAGACCACATTCTCGTTGTGGGTTACGGCAATCACGAAACAGCTATTTTGAAGGCTTTGGAAACCGACCCCATTCAAAGATTTGTTGACCTATTCAACACAACGCACGGGGCTGAAATTCACGCTGGCGGTTATGGTGGGGTGGTTGATTTTAAATTCCAATTAAGCGCAGAGGGCCATCGCAGGAAGTGGACACTCCGATATTACCACGGCTTTGGCGGTGGTGGTATTGTTACAAAAGGAGTAATCCAAGACCAGCGCATGATGAGCTTCATGGAAGGCTACGATTGCATTTGGCAAGGCCACGTTCACGAATTGTATCACCACATCAACCCGGTGGAAGTTTATGACAGCCACCAAAAAAAGATAAAAATCAGGGATGTTCACCAAATTAGGACATCGAGTTATAAGGAAGAATACGAGGATGGCTTTGCAGGGTTCCACATTGAACGTGGCAGGCCCCCCAAACCACTGGGAGCCATGTGGCTGACACTTAGCACATCATTTGCAGATACCAAAGTCATTCCTGAATTTTCCTTTTGCCAAAAAATGTATGTTTAAGATAGCATTGTGTCTTGAAGTTGTGGCATCCGATGACCACAGCACCATGCTGGAAAATATGGGCATCGAACCAAATGATGACCTTTATGAAGCAGAAACATTCCCGGTTTGTTTTTACAAAATAGATGCTATTATGCCGGATTTACGCAGCACCAAAAAGAAACCTATTACCTGCGTTGTTTGTGGTGAGCTGATGTACCTTGTCAAAATGGACATGGCAACATTGGTCGAAAGAATTAGTGCTGTATCGTAAAAGCATTTTGCAATTTTGCTCATTCCATTGAGCAATTTTTGCAAATTTTGCTTATCCGGATGTGCAAAATAGGGTAAAAGCAATAATGTCACCGGGGTTAAATCGTTTGACAATCTCAAACCAATGTGCATCCGGCACCGTTTGACAGCCTGCTGACCACTTATTGACTAAATTACCCACCCCAGCACGGTGAAAGTTGATACCATAAAGCCCTTTCTGCTTAATCAATTTGTCCACTTGGTTGTTTTTGTTGCCATCCCGGTAGATTTCAATGGGTAAAACTTGCTGAAAGTATGGCGCACCAAGCCAAAGATTGGCCCAATTCGCACCGCTTACAAATTTATGGCTGTTGTTTACTTGCTGTTCAACGGCAACGGCTGTGCCAGTTATGCCACCAACGGTCAATGGGTTGTAAACATAAAAATCCCCGGCAGTTGTGGAAGCCGGAGCCGCATAGACAATCCGGTGCCCTTTGTAAACTGCGACAAAATCATCGAACTTGTTGCTGAATGTGTTGTCGGTTCTAATCCACACCAACCCGTTGCCGTGCGTGTACCATTTGCGTTTGATGCACTCGGCTTGAATGTAGCGGTCTAAGGCATCCAAAGTATAGCGGCCAACCACTCCATCCACTTTCAGGTTTTCACCCTTTGAGTTTAAAAATTCCTGCAAGTTTTTCATTGTAATAGCGTTTTATCACGGGTGTAAATTTCCTGCATAAACACCATTGCTGGCTTGCCTATTTTCTCCCACCCCTTTTTGGCTTCTGTTTGGTTGCGGAAAGACACCGGGCGAATAGCTGCGTTAAGTTCGGCCGATGGATGCCATTTGCCATCCCGGCAAAGGTAAAAATCTTGTACCCCTTGTTGCTTAATCAGTGTGAACATAAAGCAAATTTATTTTACGGCTGCCACTAATCCAAAGATAATCGCAATAGCTTTCCATTTATTTGCCTTTTTACGCTGTTTTGCAACCTCTTTGGTACATTGGTTTATTTCTTTGATTTGGTTGGCTGTAATGGCTTCTAAATAGGAAATAACGCTATCCTGCATGATAATCACCTGCTCTTGATTTGAGATTACAATGCTGTCATCAAAAAGTATGTCCTGCATGAGTTTGTTTTCGGATAGGATAATTTCAAGTTTGGCGGTATCACCAACAAGTTTGTCCAGCGTGATGGTGTCGTGGACATATTTTGTCCTGAAATCTCGTAGGATTTTTGTCTTTTTGGCACGGCTGTTCAGGAGTGAAAGATACTCGGCCTTGATGCTGTCAATGTCTGCCTTGTATTTGTCCACTATGTTGGCCATGCTGTCGCTATTGTTTACAACTTGTGGTGTGCTTTCACAGCCCCTATTGCTAAACATAAGGAGAAAAAGCAAAAAAAGAATAATACCGACATACCTCATTCCTCTGCGAAAAAGTTAGTAATGAATTTGCCAACGGCTCCGGACACCCCGATAATGAGCATAAGTTTGGGATGGTCAATGTTGAGCCCGGCAATAAACAACGATGCAGCCGCAATGCTGTCACCAATTACACGAAACCGCTTGGGTGTTGGTGCAAAATAGTTTTTCAATTTCATCTTCCCTGACCTTGATACGGCTTTTCTGACTTGTGTTTGTTTGCTGACTTCGTGTGCCTGCCCAATTTCCGTTTGCTTTTTGGCTGCCATTTGGTTACCTCTTTACTTTTTGCCATGTTTGAAAAACTTGTAAATCCCGATGCAGGATAAAACGAGTGCAGCAGTGAAAGACAAAAACTGAATTAACGGCAGCAAATTTGCAGCAGCCCCGGCCAGCCATAAAAGCCAACTACCTACGATGGTTTCAGTTTCGTGTTTCATTAAAAGGTGGTTCAATTACGATAAATTCTGCTGGTTCACCTAATACTGGCAATAAACTTTCATCAAAAACAATGTACCAAAAAGATGGTATATTAAGTTGTGCAAATTGATACTCAACCCAATTTTGGGTAACATCATCAGGACTAACCGGGATGCCGTAAAAAGCATCACACGCTTCACGAGCATTAATTGCTTCTTGCTCTTTTGTATATTTATATCCTAAAACCTGCATTTTTATATATTAAAATAAGATTTAACATTACTTTCTATTCCCGACTTTGTAGATGTATAATCCAACTGCCATACAATTACCTCACTAACACTACCATTTAAATGAAAACCCGGAGCAATGCTGTCAATCCTTGCACCTATGCACAAATTTCTTGTTGTTGTTGAATTTGCATAACTATGAGTAACTAAATCTGTTGCCCCTGCGTTATACCATGTATTTAAAAAAGTTGTATTTGTTGTAGATAACATCAAATTAATTTTTTGTAAAACATTACTATAACCCGAACTGGTTGAAATATTTGAAATATTATACCTCACTTGTGACTTTATTAAATCACTTGTATCATAATAAATACCATAACCACTATCACCGGATAAAATACCAGTGGCAAAAATTGCACGGTTTACAACAGAGGTATTATTTCTTGATGAAACGGAATAATAAGTAGTTGGCCCAATCGTTATACCGCTTGTTGAATTAGCAATCAAGCAATCGTTGCTACCATCAAACTGCAAACTAAGTTTATTGTTTCTCTGCAATAAACTACCAGAACTTACAATTTGCGGTTGATTTATAGCAGTTGTTTGAGTTGAATTTCTACTATTGCCGGATTGGTCATACCAAGTTGTTACAAAGCCATTTCCTGCTCCACAAAAAGTTAAAAGTGAAGAACTATCAAAGTCATCACCCACAAAACCAATATCAGTTTCAGCATTGTCTGTGCTGCGCCTAACTCTTAAACAGCTACCAGTATAATTTTTTCTTAGTTTACGAATAGAATAAGCAGCATAAGCACTTGGATAAATATCCAAAACTGGCGGTAATACCGCAACATAGCTTTGAACACCAATACCTCGCCTAATCATACGTTGTAAGCTACAATGCTGCCACTTGCAAGCGTAATGCTGCTGATGAATTTATCTTCGCTTACGCTGATGAATGTGCCTTGCTTTAAAGTTACTCCGGTCAAACCGATTGATGTCATAAGGCTGGCTCCTGCTTCGTCAAGGCAAGCAGACACAACGGCATCTGCGTTCACTACAAAACCTTGAAAACAGCCAGTGTTTGCGCTTGTGTTTGAAATAACCTTGCAGCCAGTGAAGCCGCTCATAAATTCTAATGCTGTACTCATTTTTTTATTAATTAATATTTGGAAAAGTTAAATTGTTGTTGGGTGTGTCGCAATAATCACGAAGGTTAGGGCAGACAAATTCAATCACGGCAGCTACTCCGGCAACGATGTCGGTTTTGTCATCATAAAAAGGGGTGATTGCATCGTTGATATTCCAACTGCCTGCAATGTTGCCACGATAAACGTAACGAAGCATGGAGTAAATATCCAACATTACCGTGTGCATGTCGCTGATACGTTCAACGGCATCGGTAAAATCTTCCCGGTGCCTATCCATAATGGCAACCGCAAAACGATAGCGCACTTGGTCAACGGTCACCTGACTACCATCAGGAAAAATCCGCATCAACGGATATAGCTGCTCACCACTTGTATTAATATTGGGGTCAACATTTATGAGCGTTGCCTTTATTTGCTTGTGGTTTTGGCCTGCTGTGTCCAGTGCTTCCAGTAGTTGGTTTATCGTTACCATTTAAAAATATCTTTAGCTTATTTTCGTTTTTTTCCCTGACCTTGCTCATCCTTTTGGAAAGTCGTAATTGTAAAAGCAGTTATCGTCACTATCTAAAATGAAGCCACCAAACAAAGCCTGATTTTGTGGATGAATTGTGTCGATGCCACTGCCGGGGTTTAAGAACTCCGGGAACAGCGTATTGTTCTCGCACAAATAATCACGCAATCTTTCGCTGTAATATTGCGCTTTATTCAAATAGCTTTGCTCAACCCTTGTCAGTTGGTCAAGGTCAATGGCATTGCTGTTTTCGGCACCCCTTGTTGACACGCTTTTGTTCATCATTTTGAAAGTCATGGGCAACATACTTTCGGTAACAATGAAATGATACAAACAAGGTGCAATGTATTTGTTGACAAGTGTCAGGTAATTGCCTGCAAGTCCGGCACCATTGATGTCATCACAAATCTTGTCATAAAGGCCACTGCCAATGATGTCACGGATTTGGATGTCCTGCGCTGTACGCATGGCGGTTTGTAAAATCTTGCTATCGACATTCTCATCGATAGGTGTGTTCTTTTTTACGTCTTGTTCGCTTACGAAAAATGCAAAGTTTGCCATCAGTTTTTCCTCCTTACAACTTGTTGTTTCCAATAGTGCCTGCAATGCGGAATATGCAGAGGTGGTTCGCTGTCAGGTACGGTGTACCAACCGCCACGCCTTGTCCAAACATCATAACCCAATCGGGCAGTCAGTGTTTCGATGTCCTGCCTGCTGTATAACCTTGAAGCATCCACCATTTTCTTGCAAAATTCACGGCTTTTTCCACCAGGTTGAAGCGGTAACGCATCAGGGTCAAGTGTGTATTTCCAACGCAGTTCCAATTTTGGCAGCTTTCCGGTGTCGTTTATGTCCTTTTTGCCTATGTCGGTAATGCGGATTGCGTTGTTTGTCCACTTGATTTTGCCAGTGTCCTGCAATTTCTTCAAGATTTTGGTCACCTCATCCGTATCTATTTTGGTTATCTCGCTAATTTCGTCAATGCTGGTCTGGTCATCAGCAGAAACAACGGATAAAACTTTCATTTCATCCTTGCCAAGTTCAGCAAATTTCATGCTGACATCCTCAAAATTGCTGGCAGGCTCACCAAATTGCATGAAGGTATCAATGTCCTGCTCATTCCAACGGGTGCATTCATTTTGTGTGTTAAAAGATGCAGCAACCGGGGCGGCTTTCATTCCCAACGCTTCCCTTGCTTCATCCTTTGTCACGATGCCTGCCTGATACAACTCAACGTAATCCAAGCCAATAAATTCAGCAGAACGGGTTTCGATGGTGATGCCGGGGTATTGTTGCCTTAAAACGCTTTGCAAGCAGTAATCAATTTTACGCTGGCGGTGGTTGACATATTGCTTGTGGAATATCTCGTATGCTTCAATCAGTTCATTTCTTTGACCGAGTGCGCCTTCCGTTCTCAATCCTGCCAACACGGGTGGAATAGCATGGGCAATTACGATTTCACTTTGCACCGTTTCATTCAACATCAAAAACTGCTCATCCATATTTGATGGCTGCAAGTGGTTAATGGTGGCTGGCTGCTCGTTGTTCTCGTTGAACTGAATTAGTACACCGCCTGCATTGTCAGTGCCGATTGTGCGCTCCTTAAACTTGCGCTCAAATATCCGTGCCTGCTCCGGGCTTGGTTGCCCTTTGAATAACTGCACCAATGTACCATTTGAAAACCCGTTGCGGATGTTGTTGTTGTGGAAGTTTGCGATTTCCACTTCAATTTCAACGTACTGCAACCCATGCTGGTATGGTGGCAATGGGTAAACCCCAAGTCCTGCCTGATATTCCCGTGCATAGTAAAGTTGTACGCTGTATGGCTGTGCTGTAACCGGGTTAAAAGCCGGATAATGCTTTACATCTTCTGCCTTGTATTTCTGCCAGTCCTCGACATACTGATAGCTTTTGTGGTCAAGTGTACGCACCTTTGAAAAATCCACATGGTATAAAGAAGAAATTTGACCAATCCGGTTGTAATGTACCTCAAAGCATAAGCCGTTGAAGATTTCAAAGTCCAATGCTAATTTGGCCTTTAATTCGTGCAGCCCTTCGTATGGGTTCACATATTCAAGAACCTTTTGCGCCTCATCGCTGCCTTCAATCACACATTCATCACCGGACACAAAACGTGCTTTTGTACGCACGATGGCTCCATGCTTTGGTGCCCTCATGTAAAATTCAAGCAGGGATTGCGGAAAGTCGTTTTTCTCCCCGTATGAAACAAAACCCTTGCTTTTCTGCTCCTTAAATTTGGGCAGTTTGGTTTCGGCAAAATCTATTTTTAAAAGCTCAAAGCTCATCCTACGTTGTGTTGTTTAATGGTTAGGTTTACATCGTGGTCATTGAATGGGGTGTGGCTGGTGCTTACATAAGCCAATCCCCGGTCTATTTCTTCATTGGCCAACAAATAATTGGTGTTGCTCGATGAAGTTTGTGCATACAATGACCAGTAATGCGTTCCGATTGCAAGCGTTTTGGCTGTGGTGCTGCCCTCGGTAAATGTAAAAAGTTGGTATCTATTGGGTGCAGTGCTTGTGTCTGTGACTAAAAATGCCTTGCGCTCCTGCGACATTTCGCTTTCAAAGACCAACAAATAATAAACCGGGGAAATTGTGACCTTTTCCTTTCCGGTGATTATTAATTCGGGGCTTCCTGCTTTGGTAATGTACAGCATCTAATTCAAATAGTACACTTTTTGGAAGCATAACAAAAAAGGCCGACAAATGCCGACCTTCTTTGCAAACTATGAAAAACTAAAATCAGGAACCAAGAGCAAGCGAAGTTACAACACCGCTTTGAACTTTCAAAGGTAAATCGGTTTCTTTGTGCAAAAAGTTTAGCACATGACCTTTGAAGTCACCAAACGCTTGACCGAAATTGCTTTCGCTCTGCTGTAATTGTGCGCCATAATCGGCACCCAAAAGCCAGTAGTCACCACTTGCATCTAAGGCAATGGCTAACATACGGTTTTGAGCAAGCAATTTTATTTCGTTACGCTGGGCAGTGGTCACTTTGTGCAGACGTGCAACCAAGTCGGCTTCGTAAAATACGGTGCCGTTCTCGCTGCTTGGGATAGTTCTCCAAGTCATTGAAGCAGTTTCTTTTTCAAGTTCGTACTTGAAAAATACTTTTGCACCTGAAAGGGTTAATGCGGAAACTTCTCCGCTTGATTTGGTGAGGGTTGACTTCGCAGAAAATTCAACGAGCCAAATTGTTTTAATACCTGCGGATGCGGTTTTGCAATCCAAGGTAAATCCGGTGGTTAATACACACATATTTTTTTTTTAATTAAAAAGGGGGTAGGGTTGTGCCCCACCCCCCGGGTTAAACTTTAGTTCAGTGAATTACAATGAGAAATAAACGATTTGCTCAGGGAATGCGATTTGCGTTCCGTATTTAAAAGTAGACCTAAATCTAACTTCGTCTGCGTCTTGTGAGAACCAAAATTTAAAATCTTCCTCTTCATTCATCATGTCAGTACCGATAAACAAGTTGCTCCAAAGACCACAAACGATTTTGTTTGTTCCGTTCATTCCGTTCAAGCCGTAGATTTTAATGCCGGTGATAGGGTCAACAATTTCCATCTCTGCTGTTTCGGTAGCGGCATAGTGGAAAAGGTTAGCACCAACCAACCAAGTGCGGTAAAGTCGGAAGGTGTCAGTACCCATTGCAATCATCAGGTCAGGCTTGCCCAACAAAGCGGCAGGAATTACGCTGTAAATGGTAGCAATAATGTCGTCAATGTTTGAGGAAGTGATAGATGAGTAAGCACCACCCACGTTTCCACGGATAGGGTCACCAGCACCACCAAAACCAAGGGCGGTCAAGATAGTCAAGAAACCATCCCACCTTGCGTTGTTTCCGCTACCGGAAAGTGAACCCTGCCAAATAGCGGTTTCGATAGCTTCGGCAATTAGGCTAGCTTTTTCCGAACCGATTTGGTCTTGGAACACACCCAAATCAACGGGCGCACCAGCGGCCAAGCCTTGCTGTGTGAATTTGGTTTCCAAAGTTTTTGGGCAAAGAGTTTCTTCAACCTTAACCTTTCCAACCGTCAACACACGCTGACTGATGGTGGTGTTACCTGATGGTGCATAACCGCAACCATCGGCCTGAAAGAATACATCACTGCTCAAAAGAGGAAGTGCCTCGGCAGATTTGATGCCGGGAATAACTTGTCCAGCACCCTGCAACAAAGTTGCGGTTTTAGAGCTGAACATTGCTTTTACTAAAAGCTCGAGTTGGGTTTCCTTGGTGTAATTAGTCAACCCTGATACTACAAATGCCATGTTTTATTTATTTTTTGTTGTTGTTAAGTGCAGAAGCAAAACCTTTCAATGCTTCGTTTTTTTCTATTTTAACCGGGCCGAAAGGTTTAGCAACAGGCTCCGGGGTTTGTGATGCAAACTTTTCAAAAACGCTGAATGTGTCTTCAACCTTGCTGCCAAGGGAAACGAGCATTTCTTCAAGTTTTGCGATGCGGTCGTTCAGGGCTGCAAATTCTTCCTTGCTGGCAAATTCATTGGTTTCAATTTCAACTTCAACTTCGGGAGTTTCCATTTTTTTGGTTTCAATGTTGGTGATAATGCCATTCACGGTAGTAATCAGCAAACCTTCTGTGGTTTCGTGAGTGCCATCGGGAGCAGGCACAACGCCTTCCAACCCAACTACATTTAAAGCCGTTCCGACAACTGCTTCCTCACCTTCAAATGATACGATTGTACCATCTACTAAAGTCAATTCAGCAAATTTCATCTTGGGCTCGGCACTTTCAAAACGCTGGCGCACCTCTGCCATAAATGCAGAAAGTCCGCTTTTCATTTCGGAAAGTTCAATTTTGATGTCCATACGCATAGAATAATAGTTATTTGATTTCCTCTGCAAAATTTTTGAGCATGGCAGCGATTTCACGCATGGCTACGGCAATATCATCCTGCTGCTCCATGTCAAACATACCCTCGACTGAAAAGCCTTTCCATTCGCCTGCTTTTACCTTAGTCCATATTTCCTCGTTATCAATCAGGTAACTTGCAAATGCGCTTCCATCCTCTGCATCCTCATAACCTTTTGGCGGCATGACACCACGCTCCCGGTTAATCAGGTACATTTCAATCATGTGCACACCATCATCCACCGGATTGGTATGGTCGGTATTGACTGCCTTATACAACCCTTTCCGGGCCATCTTTTTTACGATGCTGAAAATGGTATCGGGTGGAAACGTCACATAATACTCACCCCGGATGTCATCGTATCGGTAGATTGGCACATTTGCCAACATAATAGGGCCTGATATAATGCGCTTTTCTTCGGATTGTATGGCAAATTTTGACTTGTCAATTTGTGACAACTTCCTTTGTGCCCATTCGACACCTTCATCGCCACCCCATGCCAGCCACATCAGGCGGCCACAACCATCCCCAAGTTCTTTGTCGCTGTTTTGGCGGTGCCTTTCAAAGCCTGCCATCCGTGCAATCGTGTCACGGCTGATGGCTTCACCATTGGCCAACTGGTTTGCCCTGATTTTGCCAACTGCTGTGCCACAATCTCCCCATCCATTTTCCTCTGCCCATCTCAAAGCCACCTTTGCATTTTCTTTGGCCGCTTCCGGATAATCTTCATAGCTTTCAAATTTCTGCTTGCTGCCCCATTTTGAATAACATACGGCTGCGGCTTGGTCTTGCTCCATTCCTTCGCCAATCATTACGGGGATGCAACGGCTGATAAATTCTTCCTCGCTTTCCTTTGCACCCGGTTCAACAAATTCTTGGAAAAGCAGAAAGTCCTTTTTTATCGCTGGCTTGTCAACAAGTGAAACAAATTCCACTCCGGTTTCATCATCCTCATTGACTACTATTTTATACACTGGGTAATCCATAATTTGAATAGTACAATTAAACAACACTTGTATTTCTTAACCTACGAACACGGGTCTGCGTTTTGGTAATATCACCTTCAAGAACATACACCCGGCCCATGCCACCGAATTGGGCTTCTTCAGGTAATGAACCGCCTGCGGTCGGGGTGAACGATGGAGCCATTGGTACAGCCCCACCAGTTCCACCACCGCCACCACCGGAAACATTGCCACCTTTCAATATATCCTTTGCCCTTTTTACGTTGTTTAAAATCATTGCCACACCGGATGCGTAAATACCACCTGCCGCTATCTGCGGAAATGGTGGTGGAATGCCCATTGCTGTCATTGTTGCAGCACTATTTCTCGCTTCTGCGATTGTAGCTGAAATAGCTTTTGCGCTGTCTGCTGCAATTCCTGCCAATGCAAATGCCTTTTGTGCATCGCTGCCTTCCTTCATCAATCCGGATAAAGCGTTAAAAGCATCGGCAGCACCTTGCAACCCACCAAGCCTTGCAGCCTGAATGGCATCTTGCTTTCTTTTTTCAAGTTCGATTTCTTCTTCTGCCCTTTTTTTGTTGGCTTCCAAATCTTCCAGCGCATTGTCAATCCTGATTTGTCTAAAAACTTGGTCACGTTTTGCCTGCTTTTCTTTCTGCTCAATATCAAATTTTTCACCCGCCTGCAAACCTGCACGAATATTCAAAAACAACTGCTGCTCACGGGTAAGGGTTTTTTGTGTTCTTTTTTCGTGTTCCTTGTTTAATTCCTTTTGCGCTTCTTTTTGTTTTTGTATGGTTGATGTAACTTGTTTGGAAATAGCGGTATGCTCTCCTTGTAATTTTGAGTTTTTTTGCAGTTCACCATTGTATCCTTTAGTAGCATCGTTAACATCTTGCTGTGCTTTTTTCAAATTATTTAAACCCCTACTGACTAATTCTTGCGCCCCTACATCAATACCTAACAAAGCACCCTTTGCTGAGGCATAAAAATTATCCCAAAACGTGGTTGCATCATCTAAGTCACCATTCTGCATTTCAAGCAATTTCTTTGTTTTTTCTTGCAGGATTTGCGCTGCTGCTTCCGTTCTTGCACGTTGAGCAATCAAAAGAATTTGTTTAGCAATACGGTCATTCAAAGCACCTAAAGAATTTGCATTTGCTATATTTACATCGTCAGTGGCAACTCCTGCTTCTTTTAATTTCTGCAATGCGAATTCACGTTCACCCTCGGATTTCTTTGTGTCCTGAACTATGCTATTGTAGTATTGCAAATCAGCGGCTTGTTGTTTGGTTTCTGCCGCTGCCATATTCATGGCCTTGTTCATTTTAGTCATTTCGCTTTCAGCAAAGCCCATTGATTGTGCAAGTTCATCAAAATTGGTAGCCACATAAGCAATGGCAGTAACCAGCAAACCAATCCCGGTAGCCAAAAATGCTTTGGATGCAGTGGTCATTCCTTTGAATGCAGAAATAGCATCTTTCCCAAAATCAACAAATTGTTTTCGTGCTTCAATAACTCCGTTAATGCCTTGCGATAATGCCATTGCACCTTGCACTTTTAGTAATGCCTTTTGCAATTCTTCACTTTCACTACCAAATAAAGCCATTGCGCCCTGCGCTGCACTTACTCCGCTTGCAAGACCGCCAACAAGTTTACCGATTGCTTCAAACTTATCAGGATTTAATGCCTGAACACGCTGCTGAAAATCCTGCATTTCGTCTTTTAGCCCTGCAACTCTTTTAGCTGCTGCAAGTGCTTCAGTTGAAAACTCGCCAAACTTCTGCGACATTGCAATCGCTTCCTGCGTTGCTTCCCTGATTTGGGTTTTTAGCGATTTAACGCTGTCAGTGCCTTTGGTTTTGGCCTCTAAATTTATTGCTACCGTTGTCGTTGCCATTTTATTTGTTTGTTAATGCGTACCACTCAATGCCATCGCTGACAAGGTATGCTGTACCATATTGGTTGTTGATGTTGTAGTGGTCGTGATTGTCTATTAAATCCCCGGTGCTGGGTTCGATGCGTAATGTGCCGCCTGCTCCTTTTTTCACCACCCAAAATGCCTTGGATGTGCTTGTTGCTGCCGGGGGTAGAGTTATTGTGTGGTTGCCATTTGCTGAAAAGATAATGATGTCGTACTGCAATTCGGCTGTGTAGTTTGCAGTTGGGTAAACAAATCGGTTTGACCCAAAATTGTTTGGCTGTATCAACTGCCCTTGTATCCACACCTCGTTGCAGGCAACCGGAACAGCCGGAGCCACACCAATCACAATACTATCATCGCAAAGAAAAGTCACTCCACTGGTTGCAAACGCTGCATTGCGGTCACCAAAATTACTGAGGCCGTTGCCGACCATTACACCTTCGCCTGCTTCGTTGAATTGCCCCAAAGAAAAGCCTTTGTTTTGAATAACCCTGCCCGGTAGCGTTGTGCCATCGTACGGGTCATATTCTTCATTCCTGCCACTGCTTTGGCTTCCACCACCGCCAATGCTTCCACTGCTGGCTGTAAATGTTGGCCCGGTTTTAAGGAACAAAAACTCGCAGATATTTACTGATGGGTTGATTGGGTCGTAATCTTCAACCTTATTCAGCCTAAAATAATTGTTGTCAAAATAATACAAGTCACGAAACGACAATTTTTCCATGTCAGCAGGGGTCAAATAGAAATTACCCTTGACAATCTTGCTGTCCTTATCCGTTATTTCGCTGATATACTTGCTCCAATATGCGTTAAAAGCATTGTTGTTTGTGATTGCTGTGCCACCGGGAAGGCCGATGTATCTTGGAAGTCCGAAATTTATATCCGTTGTGGATGCCGTTGGGTCATCCAAGTGCCCCATAAAAGGATAAATTGTTTTGCTTATGCTGGTCGGGGTTGATACCGGGGTCAGTTTGCCATAGCTTACCGTGTAGCTTTTGCAGGTTTTGTACTTATACTGCAACAACCTCAACTTGCCAGCCTTCCCATCCTGATTGTCGGTTGAATTACCGGGGAGATATTTGTCATCGTTGCCCACATTTATCATTGTGGTAGGCTGAAAATTAACCTCGATTTTCTTTTCCTCTTTGATAAAGTCATTATCAATTACGATTGGTCTATCCCCATAAATCCTATTATAATCCTGCTTGTATGCCTTGTTATCTTCATCGTCACCTTCCGCATAAGTGAATAGATACTTGCCTGCATCAAGTTCTCCCATTGGGGTAATATCCAATGCCTGCGACAAATCTCGTTTAGCTGTCCAATCACGCACATTTGTAGTGTAAAAACTTTCACGGGGCAAAACCAATAATTGCTTGGTCATGTCCGTTGGCTCAATGTAAAGATTGAAGATTGTAAAAATCCATTTCAGCAACTCACGCTGTTTGGTTTCGCCTTGGAAAAACCCACCGAAATCAATCGTTTCGTCATAGCCCCATGTGGTCAGGTGTATGTCGTTGTAAATTGCGCTGCCAATTTTTTGCGTATATGTCCATCCGGTTAATGCGGCAACGCTGGTTGAATTGTAAATATCCAACAACTTTATTATCACCGTGTCATTTCGGTTCAGTGACAAATTATGAAAATCTACTGGCCTGTTCAAAGTACCAACACCGCTGCTGTTTGCAACCGCTGTTTCACTTATACCATCGGTTATGAAAATACCATTTACATAAAGGGCATACACTGCAAAAAATGGTTGCCCTGCACTTAACCCGGAAACCGTTGCATTGTTGTCAATAAACAAATTGTAATCTCCCGAATACTGGCAAGTATAAACTCCAGTAGTGGGATTGTACTGGTTTGATGGGTCGTTGATTTCATTGTTGAAAATCAAAGTTCCACCTTTTGCGATAGTCAAATCCGTTGACCTTTGAGCATCGAATTGGCGAATGGCAACATCGTCTTCACCCAAAATCGGGTAGCGTGTTGGGCATGGAATTACAAGCCGCCTGAATTGTGCTGAATTAAAAAAGCTATCCGATGTGTATGTGTACCCAGCACCACTGAAAATCTTATCGACAACCGTTTTAGCGTATAGATTAACGGTCATTTTGTCCATGTCTAATTTGGTGTAGTCCTTGTAGGTTCCATTATCCATCCACCCATAGACATAACCATCTCCAATCGGTGCGCCACCGCTGAAATTTACAAATCCACTGCTGTTTTTGATTATGGAAGTGTCCCAAGAATTGAACACATTTGTAGCATTTAAAACATGGTTGTACTCGGTGAAGTCCAAATCACTTAATTTACCATCGGCAATCGTTGCAAATAGGTCGGCAAGTTGCCCGTGCATGGAGCATTCGTACTCGATTTGGTTCAGGTCGTTGACCTTGATTGACAGCAGCCGGATAAAACCTTCGATTTGTGTCACCTCATCCACTTGCAGAATGGCATCGGCTTTCAAGTTAGGGTTGAAATCAGGGCTGAAATTGGTTGCGCTGGTGTTGCGGATGCTCAAATTCAAGTCAAACAAGTGGGTAAACAGCCTATTGTTTGTCTTTGTGCCGGGCAGCGTGAATGACTTTGACCAATCCGAACTACGGCTTTCCGGCTCCCGGATGTCGGCAATGGATTTGTTTATTAATATACCAAAGTCACTCGGCAAATCAACGCTCACATTGCCGCACACTAATCTTACGTTGTTCATGCGTTTTGTAGCCTTTCAGGTTCAGTGTATTGCACGGTTATTTTTAGGTTGTTTGGCCCTGCGATGTCATCGAACACCTCATAGGAAGTTTCCACGATGTTTACGGGAATGCTGCCGAGGAACACAACCGGACTGGCAATTAAATCTTGCAGCCATTCAAATTCCGTTTCGTTCAAAAAGTTGGTGTTAAGTATTACCTCTTTGGTTTTTTCGGTAGCGTAATTGGTCAGGCCATGTTTGCTCGTATCGTAGCCATAGGTGCTGCCGCCAGTGAGCGTGTAATTGTTGCGCTTAAATTGCTTCCTGCTGATGTTGTAACGGTCGGTTGATGCCATGCTACACCGCACGCTTTCAAAGCCGCCCAATGGATTTAGGAAGTACAAATACTGCGGTGAATATTTGCTGCATTCCTCGACCACATCAAATCGGTAGGCTTCGCTTCCGGGGTTGCTTCCGGGGTCGCTGATAATTTGCATGGTGTAGTAACTTGTGTTTGCAGGAACCACGCTGCCTGCTGTACCCGATGCAAGTTGCCCGGCTGTCAGTGCGTTTAGGTTGGCAGGCCCGGCACCAACCCGGAGCAGGAATTGTGTTTTGTCTGCTGTGTCGGTGAATGTGTTTGCTATCACGCTGGTAGCAATCAAAGTGCCACTGGCATTGTAGGCCAAAATCCGCACATCAACGTTGTTCGCTGCCCTTAGAAAATAAAGGTAGTCATTTTGCACCAATGTCACCCTGCGTTGGCGTACCCTTGTCAGGAACTTAACGGAAGTGGATGGAAAACTGATTTTGTAATCGTTGATGGTTTCGCCTGCATACAACCCAAATAATCCGTTCCATGCAAACTTGCCAGTATCGGATGTCAAGTTCAAATATTCTGCACCGCCATACTCCTCACCAAATTCAACCGAGTAAAGCACAAGGCTGTTGGCGCACTTTGCTGTGGTTGTGGTGGCTGTATTGAAGTCGTACGTTACATAGTTCTGCAATATCCGGCTGATATTGAACACCCCTTTGTCCGTTGTTCCGTAAAAAATAGGTGCTTTTAGCTTTGCAATGGTGTTGCCACCGCTATCTTTTACCACCGCCACAAACTTGAAGTTGCTCTGCGTGTAGTTTGTTGAACTTAAAACATAGGAAATATCGGAATAAACCGGGCAAATGTCGTTTGGCTCGGTTACAATTGTGA